TGACTGGGTGATGCCTCACGGTGCCGCTACGGATATGGGGGGACGCCTGGTTCTCGATATCGATCGATTGGTTACAAATCAACTCAATATCGCTACGTTCTCAGTCACGGAATCAACCGCTGCGATTAATACGGCTATGGGCTATTATATCGAATTGGAGGAAGTATCGATCAGCCCCAGTGAATCGCTGTTCCAGCAACTCAAGGGCGTCGGACAAGACGCTTCAAAGACTGACAGACCAGTTTGAAGCCCAATCTTGCCCTCCAAGTAGGGGGTCGAGACCCATTTTCAAGATTCTTGATGTGTGAATTGAGTGCGGCAATGGTCTTTCCCTGGTTCTCGTTCTGGATCGACAGTTCTTCAGGAGATACGACACCGGCTCGGCTACGAACTAACTTACCAGTGCGCTCTCCGTCATCACTCCACTCAGTCGTGTAGGTCGGGGAAGAGAAGAACCACTCGATCGCATCAGAGACTTTTTTGGATTTGCCGCCTGATCTACGGGGGTGTCGAATTCCATCTACGATATCGGAAGCCCTTGGAGTCAATCGGAACGAATGAGTCGCTCCTGAACCCCTGCGCTCCTTCATACTTCCACCCACAGAACGAGGAATCCACAGTTAGAACAAGTGTGGACCCAATCGAAGCGGGGCCATAGCCAATCCGCATGACAACGACAGACGCCGTACTTCATCAGTACCACTCCTCATCATCGTTAGGGTCTGCCTGCAAGACTCTACGAGTCTCTAGGTTAGCCACTCTCTTCTCTAATTCAGCGAGTTTCTGCTCTAATCCTAAGGCGAGGATAGTCAAATGTATCTCTCTGACGCATTCACTTTCATTTTCAGGGACGGGAGTGTCGTCGATCTCCTTCATAATAGGGTCTAAAGGGTCACTGGCTATAATATTACGCCTAATAACCACCCCTAAAAGAAGGATCAGGCAGTAGGGAAGTATTACAGAGCCAACGGCGATGACTAGTCCACGTTAGGTACCGGGTATCAAGATAGCGGGTCTCCGGGGGTGCAGGCACCCCCATCCCCGCGATCATTACCTTTATTGGCGAGATTGCGCGCACTCGGGGATATGGCAAAGAGTGATTCTTTCTTCATACGACATACAACTGACATCGGAAATGACAACGGTTACTACGAAGGTAGTATAGATCTCGGGGCGTACGTCGATGCACTGGGCAAGTCAGTTTTGAGAATTCACAACATCGCTGTCCAGATGTCAGATAGCACTGGGCGCACCGGTGAGGTGACATCATCAGGATCAGACCCGTTCAATGGGGCCGCCGCTCAGTTTCAACTAGTAACCCAGTCTCAAAGCGACATTGTTCTAGGCAGCAATAAATCTGTCATTAGCAGTGGCCGCATCGTCTGTCAAGGTAATGGTGGAGTACCCGGCTATGTGAGTCAAGATTTCGATAACTTGCCTCAACTTTGGACCAATGGATATCTGGTTGCCGTAGACAGCATCTTCCTTGGTGGTGCAGCCAGCACCGGTTTTGACGGTGATGTGTACTGCACTGTCACTATGGAATGCACTGTCGAGACAATGTCTCAGGCCGCCGCTATGGCACTCGCCCTATCGCAGCAGTGATTCTATGGCAATGATCGCGCGTCCAGCAGCCCAACGGCTAGGCCCTGCTATACCGGTGGGCTTTGGAATGCTCATGAAGTGGCTAGCAGAAAATGAGGACGGCGTACACTGTCCTTGGTGCGGTGAAGCCCATGGAGCCCTTGAAGGAGCACAACAAGCCTACAGAGGTGGACGAAAGACCGTCCGAAATCTCCGATCTTTGCGTGGCAGAGGGCGCAAGGCCAAGAGAAAGGTTAGTGCTTACCAGAAGGAGTTCGGACGCCAACTAAAGAAACTCAAGCGCGCCCATCCGCGTACCCCCGTAACCCGCTTAATGAAGCGGGCTCATGCTGCAACTAGGAGGGCGAGGAAGTAATGGGCCGCAAAATGAGCCTACGAGGGCAGGTCCCACTTACCTTCGGTGCGCTTACTGATTATGGATCTGCTAACATACATGAGATATTCAACTACGAGTCTGTGAACCGCAAGAGGGCATGGAAGGTCAATTATGCGGTCATGTGGGTGCAGGAAGCACTGGTTGGCACCGGAGGACTAGATCAGAGAGCGCTGCTCCAGACAGCATTGACCACTGATGGGTACTCTCGCGATGAAATCAACGTGACCAGTGCAGCGACAGCCCGGGCGTGGGAACGAAGAATCGGACCGGGAGATAACCGGTCGATAGGTTGGTGCATTACTGATTACGGATCTCGAGACAATACGAATACTGACTGGGTGATGCCTCACGGTGCCGCTACGGATATGGGGGGACGCCTGGTTCT